AGAAAGGAGTTTATAACGATGGGTGATTTATACCTTAAACCGCAACGAGGCGTAGGCAAGGAATTGCGTGGCCTCTCTCCAAACATTTTTTCACAGGCTCCCTTGGCTGAATTAGCAGTCGGTGGAATCAGCGAAGGGTTTGGAATCTTGGATGATTTTCTTTCGTTTAACGACGAAAGCCCTTGGATAGTTAGCAACGCTACATCTGGAACGGCTTTATTAGCCGATGCCAAAGGCGGCGTCCTAACAATGGATAGTGGTGCTGCCACTAATCACCAAGGGGTTCAGATTCAGTATGGTGGTGCAACTGCGGCGGATTCGTTCCTCCCAAGTGCCAATAGCAAGATTTACTTTGAGGCCCGTTTGAAACTTACCACGATTGGTACTGGGACATTCGACTTCTTCTTAGGTCTGTCGAAAACCAATACTGAAATCCTTGCCTCAAGTGTTAACGCCTCGCCTGATTACATCGGTTTTCAATCCATTACTGCTGACTTGTTAGCAATTTTGGTAACTGAAAATGATGGGAATCTCACCTCTGGTGGGACTGCCCATACCTTTGTTGATGGAACATACGTGAAGTTAGGCTTTATTGTTGATGGTGTGAGTTCAATCACACCTTACGTGAATGGTGTCGCTGGCACCAAAATCACGACCAACATAGCTCAAACCAACCCTATGACACCTTCTGTTGTTGTGCGTTCCGCAGGGACTACACAATCAGTCGGTTCAGTGGATTGGATTGCTTGCTATCAGGTTGAGCAAATCGACAACTAATTGTTAGTCTAAAGTAGGGTGTAGTCAGTATTCTCTGGCTACACCCTTACTTTAATTGGAGGGGAAAATGCCAGAAGAACATAAACACATACAGATTCTTTCAGATGAAATAAGGGATGTATTAGGAGGCTTGAATGCTGCACAGCAGAAAGCTCTTGATGAAGCCCATGAAATTTATCACAAACGAGCCAGCGGCCCATTGCCTTGGGAAGTTCAGGTTGCAATTGTTTCAATTGCTAAAAGCCAGAGCAAGGCTGCGGTCAAAAAGAAAGTTGCTACTAAATGAGTTTTGTTAGAAACGAAGCTGTAACAGGGTTTACCTTTGGTCTTGTAAACAAGACTACTGGTGCTGCCTTGACGGGTGTTGCTAGTGCAATTGGAAAATATATAACCAAAGATGGTGGTACTCAAGCCAGCATTGCAGGTTCAATTGCAGAAGAAGGTAACGGCCAATACAGCGTCAACCTTACAGCAGCGGAAATGAATGCCGCAGTTGTAGGTCTTCTATTTACTCACACGAATGCAATTCCCGTTAGTTTTAATATTAAGACTATCGGAAGTCCTGCTGATACAAGTACAGAATCAACTCTATCAATTAACTTAACTCAGCTTCGCAAAGAAGTAGGTTGGCATTATCTAGGTGAACGTGATTCATCTAATTGGTCTACTGATGAGTTAGCTCAAATTGATGAGATAATAAATTCCGGGTTACGTCAGTTCTACCATCCCACGCCGGTGATGGGAGCTAGGTTAAGCCACAAGTGGAGTTTTATGGAGCCTACTACGACTCTCACGACCGTAGCTGGCACTGATACTTATCAGCTTTCTGCTAACTTTGGTGGCATGATAGGAATCATGACATATGCTTCCACTGACAATAGGTGGTTCCCTATTGAACTGACGGGAGAGCATCGCATTAGAATCTTAAAGCAAAGAGACTATGGAACAGTTAAATCTGACCCAAAACTCTACGCAGTAAGACCAAAGACAAGCGATGGCTCCAATGGGCAACGATTTGAATTGATGTTATACCCTACACCTGATACGGCGTATACCCTTTCTTATCGCTATCATGCCCTACCCGGAAAGTTAACAACCGGCAATCCTTACCCATTGGGTGGCGAGGCTCATGCCGAAACAATATTGGAATCTTGTTTAGCAATATCTGAATCTAGAATTGATAACAATGCTGGAATACATAATGCTGCATTTCAACAAAGACTTGCAGCTTCAATTAGTTATGATAAGGTTCTTCAAAGTCCAGAGTATCTTGGTTACAACGCAGACCGTAGTGATGGACGAGCTATTTCAGAAGCAGAAAACAGGTCGATGAATGGTGACATTGTTAAGTACAATGGCAGTTATTACTCAGACGTTAATCCATAGGTGAAACATGTATACCACACCACAAAATGATGTAATTACATCAGTTACCGTAGCGGCCAGTATTGGTGATTCTGACCCTATCGTTTTTAAGGGCTTCACTGGAGGTGTAGTGATTCTGCATCCCGATTCATCAAGCCCCACAACTACACTTAATTACTATGTTTCATCTACAGAGGGTGGGACTTACTACGAACTTAAGAACGCCTCAGGTGCTGTGCAGGATACAGTAGCTGTTGAAAAGGCTTGGCCGTTACCCGCCGAACTAAAGGGTGCTGCCTACATTAAATTACTTGGAAATAACGCAGGTGTTGTAGACCTGCACCTCACAAGCTCATAGGAGAACTTAAATGAGTGGACATAATATTTTACAGCAGATTCAATCCACAACCGAATTGGAAATAGAAGACCCCGGTGCAAATGGAACGATTGAAATTGACCGTAGCTTTGGCATTTGCAATGTCAGCACTACAAGTGCAACCAATGGTGGCAAACGAATTTTGGCTAACCCAAAACGTACTGGCATTGTTATCACCGTTAATCTACAAGCCAAGGATACAAACAACCTTGAAATTACAGGTGCAAATAGTGATACCGCCGTGGACGGAAGTGGAGACCCTATTGCAACTAAAATTGGTTCGATTGATGGTACACAAACCGTCAAGATGACCTGCGCTGACGCTGGTGACACCGTTAGTTTTATTAGCACCCAATTAGGCAGCGACTTAATTTGGAATGTGTTCGCTAACAATGGCGGTACATTGAGCTAATGGGTCGTAATCGGACAAGGTTTGATATGCCTTGGCCGACGAAAGGACTCGTTGAATCGCTGGGTTATGAAACGCAACCTCGTGGTACTACGGTTGATTGCCAGAACGTCAGAGCTTACGACCCCGGAACAGGACGTTCACGGGGTGGTCAGCGTGCTGGGTTAGCAAAGTATGTAAACGCCAGAACTGCGGACGGCAAAGTCCAAGACCTCGGCCAAGTGGTAGGTAGAGATACCCCTTCTGACCAATCAGAAGTGGGTGCGCGTACTGTCTACAATTATGCAGTTACTAATGGTACTGTGGCTAAAGTTACAACAAGTGGCTTTACTACAGCTACCAATGGTAGTGGTGCGTTGTCTTCGTCTGTACCTGCTGTCTTTAGTGCTGAGATGTTTGGTACTGTCTACTTTGCTGATGGTGCTAGTGTTAAAAAGTGGACTGCTTCTACAAATACTGTAGCTACATGGACGGCATCGTCAGGTTCTCTTCCTGTCGATAGCGGGAATGAGCCAAGGCTTATTGAGTCTTGGAATGGCCGCATTGTTATGAGTGGTATAAGTAGTGACCCTCATAACTGGTTTATGTCGGCAGTAGGCGACCCTAATAATTGGAACTATTCGCCTTCAGTTACAACTCAAACCCAAGCTGTAGCTGGTAATAATGCAGAAGCTGGTAAGTCTCAAGACATTGTTAATGCAATGTGTCCTTACAGTGATGATATTCTTATTATCTTTGGCGACCACAGCATCTGGCAAATGACTGGCGACCCTGCGGCTGGTGGTCGTTTTGACCTTATTAGTTCTAGCATTGGTGCACCGTTTGGTAGGCCGTATTGCAAATCACCAGAAGGTGTTTTGTATTTCTTTGGAAGTCGTGGTGGTGTCTATCGTATGCAACCGGGCCAAGCTCCAGTCAATATAACTGAGCAGCAAATCCAAGACAGGATGAATCAATACAACGCTAATACTACATTAGTGCGTATGGTTTGGTCTGACAGAGAGCGTGGTGTATATGTTTTTCTTACTCCGTTAGGAGGAGGAGCAACAACTAATTATTACTACGATGTTCGTAACCAAAGCTGGTGGCCGGATAAGTTTGGAAATAACGACCATAACCCAATCAGTGTCCATACATTTGATGGAGATGCCGCATCTGACCGAACAGTTCTCCTTGGCGGTCAAGATGGGTACGTAAGAAAGTTTGATTACGACACACCATCTAAATCAGATGATGGCACGGCAATAGACAGCTATGTTTATCTTGGCCCCTGTCAGTTACAAGGAAGACCTAAGTTAATGCTGACTGAGTTGAAGGCGGCTTTAGGTACCGGAAGTAGCGATATAACTTTCGGTATATATGGAGCCGAGACTGCTCAGGCTGCACATGCTTTGAGTAGTGCAGATTTTACTGGTACGTTTTCAGCGGGCCGGAATAAAAGTGAAAGAAGAAGGGCTATGGGGCATGATATTTTTATCAAGTTCCAAAACAACTCAGACAACCAAGCGTGGTCTTATGAGTTTATGGGAGTAGAGTTAAACAGTTTCGATGGCCCAAGAGCGAGGCAGTGGTAATGGGAGTATTAAGCAATGCACCAAGAGACCCTTCTCATGGTTCCAGACAACGTAGATTAAGTAATCAGCTTTCAACAGCACCGGCATCTACGGTTACGTTAACAGCTAACACTGTAATACCTGTAGTTACTAGCGATGAAACTGACTCAACAGATTTAAATACTAGTCCAGTCGATGGCGAGATTGTCTTGTTATTTGGTGGAGGCTCTACAGCAAAGTTATGTGTTGCCTACGGTGGTAACTGGTATGAAGAAACATTAACCCAAATGAGCTAATCATGGATATGCCAAACGAATATTACAATCAAGGTCGTCGTCGAGGAAACCAGCCCGGTGGTATGTTTTATCAAACACCAATGGGTATGCCTACAAGTATGCAGTCTAACCCTGCTATGGCTATGGAAATGCAAAACAACTACGATGTAGCTTCTGGTGGATACCGGCCTTCTCCACTCCCCGGCAATAGACCTCCTATGATGCCGGGGCAGATGCCGCCCGGCCCGTCTATGCCCGGTATGCCAATACCTAAAAATCCATTGCAGGCTCCAAATTTCCCTGATGGAGGGCCGGGCATGGAAGGTTATCAGGGGATTCCTTATGAAGGCAATCCGGGGCAAGCCCCTCCTACCAGACCTGACTTGTTTCCTCCTACGACAGGGCCGACCGGCGGTACTCGCATTCCCGGTGGCCCATTGCAAGAGAGTCCATTAGGTGGAAGTATGCCCGGTGTTAGAGCCGGTGAAGGTGGGCAAATGAGTGAAGGAATGAGTCGTCCTAGAACAGGTGGCAGACGAATGCCAACAGGTGGAGGGCAAGTTATCGACGGCGGTTGGGATAGAGGTCAACGACAAGGTGGAGGCGGTAGTCAACGGCAAGGTATGCTTCCTCCCCCTCCGCCTTCTCAACGTGGAAACAATCAAGGCGGTGGTGGTGGCATGGGTGCCCAAAGGTCTTACTCTTCGTCTTACAATCCTAATACTAATAGAAACCGAAACACGACAAACCGATACTCCACTGGCGGCAACATGAACGCCAATCGACTTGGAAGTCGTGCTTATGGTAGGCGGCAAGGTAGTGCATCTCCTTCGAGTAGTAGATACAATCCCTTTTTCGCAAGTGGTCGTTATCAGCCCCGAAGTGGTAGAGGCAGTTACGATACCGGAGGTTTGTATTCGCCGGGAAGCGGTGGTTATTCGCCGGGAGGTCATTATGATAGGTACCCACGTTCACCCGGAATGCCCAGCGTAACCAATCGCAATACTTACAATAACAGAACTTACAACACTAACCGTAATTACGACCAGCGTAGAACCTACAACACGCAAACATTTAACCAAGGCGACACCTCGATACAAGGGCCGAGAATTGCCAAGAAGATGGGTAGAATGCAAGGTTACAGTCCTATGATGCACGGTAGTCAATCACGACAAATTGGTGGGTTAAGAAATCTTCAACGAATGTTAGCTGCTATGCGCGGAGGACGCAGGTAATGGCTTTAAGTAAAGCACAAAAAGAACTTGAAAAAGCAGTCGCTGGAAAAAGCTGGGCTGATGTTTCAAGTAAGTGGACTAAAGGTCTGGATAAAGACCCTACGTGGAAAAAGATACTCAATAAAGCAGTTGCCAATAAAGACGGCAAGTTGTATTTCTACTACGGCGAAGGCCGTGGTGAAGGTATGTTAAGCCCCATAAAAACAATTAAACAATTGTATGGCGGCTTCAAAGGAAAGATGAAAGATGAGTACGTAAAAAATCTGCTGTCTGAACACAGTGGAGCAAAAGCCTTTAAGGAAAGAGGGGCACATTACTATGGTGCGGGAATGTCTGGACACAACCGCAACCCGGAAATTGAAGGGTCATTTCACGACCCTAGAGATTTTTTTGACGCTGGTGGTAAGGCACTACAAAAGGATAAAAAGCACGAAGGCCCTAATATAACAATGGAAGGCAGGTCACAAAACTTCAATAAAATGAAGGGTGGCTTACCGGAAAATTGGAGAGAAGGGGCTACAAATATTGGTGAGTATCGTTGGGTCAAAGATGGCGTATACATAACAAAAGGTAAGGATGGTAAATACCAAGCACAAGACCCTCAAGGGAAAGTCTCTAAAAACCTAGACCTCAAAGGTGAAACTTGGAAAAAAGATGCTGGATTTAAATATTCACGGTTAAATCCAAACAGGGAATCGTCACGTTCACGTTTTAGAAACTTGACTGGTTTTGACAAACATCAAACACCTGAATGGCAAAAGAAAGCGAAGATTGATGCTCATAAAAAAATAGAAAGCCGTAAAGCAAATACTACTGACGGGCAAAAGATGTTTGATGTCCAAGGAAGAGGGACTTTATACAAACAAAAAAACGGTGAATATGCGTTTATATCAAAAGATGCTAAGACTGGGAAAACAAAAAGAGATTATGTAAATCCGGCGATATTTGATGTTTACGAAAAACAAAATCAACGGAAAGAAAAAAAAGCCAGTGAAAAATTAGAGGCTGATAAAACAAGAATGCAACAAAGACTGGATTTTATTAAGTCTGGTGGCGGTGATATAAATTCACCACAATACAAAAATGTGCGTGACGACTGGGAAAAACTGCACGGTAAAAAATTTCCTGCTCAACAATCCGAATTGAAAAAAGAGCCTGACATGAGTCCATACATAAAAAAGAAGCCTAAGACCAATCAACAGCAGACATCAATTGGGAAGATGGAAGTTCGGTTGCAAAACCGTAAACGTGAGGAAGTTGATACTTACCGTCGAGGCAATAATCTTTATTATAAAGACCCTAATAACGGTCGTGAAATACGAATTGCACATGGCGGTGACGCAAAGGGTCTTGATAGCATAATAAGAAATTTCAAAAGAAGTGGTCGTCTTAAAACGGGAGAGGTAAAGTCTGCTGCTGAAAAAGCGGAAACTAAAAAAAGGCTTGAGCAAGGGGTGGGAGTGGTTCAATCAGCAGCTAACAAGAGAAAGTTAGATGCCCAAATGGAAGCGGCTAAAGAGAAGCCTTCCGTAAAAGCAGCAGAAGCTAAACTCCAACAAGACAAAGATGATATTGCTTATAAGTCAGGCCAGAAGAATTTCCCTAAGACAATTGACGGAATACGTGAGTTCGGTGAATTTGGAAAAAGACAAGGTTGGTCTAAAGAAAAAATTGCCCAAGAAGTTTGGCGGGCTTCTAAAGACTTAATGCCAGAAAGAAGACCTGACTGGCAATCAGATTTGAATAAAGTTCTTGATACCTTTGGTGGTAGAAATCTTTCCACAGTAAAAGATGACAAACCACAGCAACAGCAGCAACAGCAGAAACCCCAAAGCGCATTAGCGAACATGCGTGACACTGTAGCACCGGGCAAATCAATACGTCCTGATGCAAACGTAACAAGGCCACCAGCGGAAAACGCAGGTGCTAATCAGGCAGGCCGACCGCAAGGTTTAAGCCCTGCTCCTGTAAACAAACCTAAACCGCAGCGTATGCTACCACCACCACCAGCGCAAGGTGATGCACTTCCCGGCGGTAATGAACCATCAGTAAACCAACCACCTGTGCAGATAGGACTGCCCGGTCTTGGTGGTGGTGGCGGACTGCCCGGTCAACCCGGCGGTGTCGGCGCGATTCTTCCACCCCCAGCAGGCGGAAGTGGCTCCGGCCAAG